ACATCAATGATCTCACGGAGATAGGTGTACATGTCAGCCAGAGACAGCTTGTCGGGGTCTCCACGAATTGCTGGAATGATTCCAGCCATGAGACCACCAGCGTTGAAGCCTGTACCAAAGATGTTCACATGGTACGACATCGATCCGACCCAGACAGAGAATAGTCTCGCCAGGTAACGGATCTGATTGAAACCATCAGCTGGGGTGATGCGATTCTTGTAGAGGACAGTGCCCATTGGCATGGCAGTGGTCCAGGCAACGGAGGACAGGAAGTACGGGTGAGCGTACAGTTCTGGTGGCAGGACACTCACTCGTCCTGCATGCCTCTCGGCCTCGGCAGCGTCGCCAACAGGTGCGACGTAGTCTTTAGGAATTTCAACTTCCTCGGCGGTGCCACTAAGGGTGGCGGTAGCAGGCGCGCTTCTCTTGTCGTCAGACATGGCGATTTGAGCTTGGTACGTCTTTCTCCGGTTTCTCTTAACACTTTTGTGTTTTCGATCATCGGTCTTAGCAGCAGGATCATGCTCGGCTAAGACGAACCCACTATATCGTGGGATTTCTGGAAGTGCCATGTTGTATTGGCGATACTTCCTTTGGACGTACGTGACACAGCGATCATAGATGTCTCTGCCGTGATATTGGAGCTCAATGAAGAAAGCACGTACAATAGCGTCGGTGTCGCTTTTCGCCACATAGGGCGGGTCTCGGCGTGTCCACACGTGGGGAAAAGCCCGAACGTATGACAATTCACGTTCCAGTGATGCGAGTTCTAGTGGCATCACAATTCTGCCGCAGCGCATGACAAAATGGCGTTTCAGAAACGTCAACTCTTTTATGTCTCGTTCCTGTGTCTGTGTGCTGTCCTTAGCGGCGGTGGTGAGCGTCATGCCGAAATAGTCTCGAAAGCCGTTCGAAATGACATCGAACGAATATTGACGCACAAACTCGGGATTGACCATCCGCACGAGATCGTCACCATAGGAGGCGATCTCGACATTCGCCCAGAA